AAAAATAGAGCAATCAGAAACTGCAAAAGTACCTGTTGGTGAAGCTGCAGGGTTGTAAACAGTATTACCAGTGTAATCTCCATATACGTATTCAACATCAGGGCTAGGAGCACCTTCTAGAAGAATCGTGTCTGTCTGTGGAATGTTTAGGACATTCTTTGCAACAACATAATTTACCTTAGGTGTAATAACAGCACCCTGAGCATCATACTCAGTAACAATGCCTTCAAGAATTTGAATGTAATCAGAACCAAAAGCCAATACTGTAGGCGCATAATCACCAGAGGTTGCGTCATGAAAAAGTACTCCATTAAACTGCTCTACAATTGTATCGTCTGTAATAGTATTAGTAACAGGGTTATTTGCATCGTAATAGACAGTGATGTCATAATATCCATCTAGACGAACCGCTCTTGAAGCGGCAATCACTACGCGGATATTGTTACCGTCTACACCACGGTGTTTAGCTGCAATAGTACACAGGGTACCACCACTATTACCTGTGAAAGTAACAGCTTTCTTTGCAACCTTCTTTGAAGAAACAGGGAAAATACGCTTTACGTAAAGCTCACTTCCACCATTCTTAAAGAACGAACCAATGCTAAAAGTAGCTGGGTATAGTGCGTTGTAGCCACCAAACTTCTGCGTAAAGTCATACCATGACGTTACTTTAGTAATCTGGTCTGAGCCACGCTCAAATGCTGCAATTACAGCACCTGCGGCGTTAGCCGTTGCAGCTAGATTTACTGGGGCTGCAGCCAGTGGAAGTTCATTAATGAACACTCCAGGACGATTATATGTCGCCATTTTTTCTCCTTAACTAGGGGGTTGTTATTTCAGGGGGTTCCAGATTATTTCGTTATAGTAAACACATCAATATTATCCCAGCCCACAGAAGCACTTGTTCCTGTAGGAGGATTGACGGTAACTGTTTGCACCTTGTAAAGTTGACGGAATACACCCTGTACTACCTCGGATGAGACTCGTACAGAGATTGCGTTAACGAACAAGCGCTTTGCCTGCTCGGTTACGTCACGCTTGGCGACGTTCATGACATCTAGGCGTCTCATAGTAATAGTATTAGTGGTGGTATCACCAACAGTAACACTTTTTTCTGGGATTTCTAGATAGCCAAATCTAAGTGGAAACTTCTGGGTCAGAAGTTGCGCCAATATTGCTCGGTCATGACGCGGATGACGAGAGTAAGTTGTAATCTGATAGTCAATATAAACTGGAATAGGTATATCAACCAAGAAGTCCTGGGTCTCTGTGTCAATTCCATCAGGAGTTAGGTAGTCAGGGTTAACCAAACCGCGCATTTCACGCTCACTATCGCGTTGAATATCTACCATATCAATAGTTATATAAGGGTAAGCCTGAGCAGTGATTTCTTGGTCTGGTTGGCCAAAGAACACCCGTACCTGGCGAGGAACATCCTGGCCGTCTGACTTTTGGTCAGCAACAACCATGCCCTGAAGCTTGTTACGAAGGGCTTCATCTTCAGAAAGAATAAAGGTCATTTGCTACCTTTCTCTATTTTGGCGTTAAACAAAATAACGAATACTTTACCAAACTCAGCATTCATATTACCAAAACGGCGAAGAGTACCCTTGTTATCTCCCTGGTATTCTAAATCAAATACTTGACTACGGTAACTAGCGCTATCAATTTTGTATGCTTTATTACCCGGCTTTACAGTAAGAGAGCTAGCAATATTTGCTGGCCAGCCTTGAGTTTGGGTATAGATTCGCACCTTCTTAGTTATCTCTTTAACTAAGTCTTTTTTAGCTGCTTCGAATGCGGGCTTTAAATAGTCTAACACTAGGGCTTCTTACCTGTATGGGATTGCGGTCTTTCGAATTTATCGTTCATGTAGCCTGAGCTAAGCATACCCATGAGTACATCGTGGCGAAGATTAGGGTTCATACCATTGGCTCCTTGAACAAACTGAGTTCGTTCTTGAAACGCTAGGTAATCGTTCACCTTCGTCCACCAGGGCTTAAATTCTGGAGAAGACATCGCAAAATCCTTTACAGGCGCAAACTACATAAGTAGATAGGTTCCGCACGGTTCCTATACTATAAGGATAAAGAAAAACCCTGACGTTGTCAGGGTTAATCTAAATGTTTGTGTTGGATTATCTAGTAGACTTCTTAGCCGGTGCTTTAACAGCAGGTTTAGAAACCATACCAGGATTAGGTCTAGTTGCTGTCTTTACAGGTGCTTTAACTGCAGGCTTAGAAACTACAGGCTTGGTTGTTGGTCTAGTAGTTACTCTATCTGGGTGCTGTGGACCATTAGGAGTAATTTTCTTAGTCTTAACAGTAGTGTCACCTTCATCAGGTCCTGGCTTCCTTTTAGTAGAGATACTACCCTTAGGTTCTGCGTGAACTGAATTAGGGTCATTAGGCTTATAATTATTTCTTTGACCATTTGGTAGTCTATCACTAGTAATTACTTTAGTAGCTGCACCCTTTTTCTTAGGAGTAGCGCCCTTTTTAGTCTCGCCTGCTACGCGCTTACGTGCGCCACCAGTTCTTGCATTTCTAATTGCCATTATTTCTTCCTTACTTTTGTAACTTCAAAACTGCTACGTTGCTGCTAGCGCTTGAGATAGCGTACAACTGTAGACCTGTATCTAAATTGGTTAGCTGAAGGGACGCTCCAGCGGCAAGCTTATAACCATAAGCTGTTGAGGTAACACCAGAACCACCTAGGTAAACTGTAGCTGTACCGTCTACGTTTTGGATAACCAAATCCATACCATTCCAGCTAGTCCCTTGAGTACCGCTTACTGGGTGAACAGTGTTTGTAAAAGAGTTTAATAGTACAGCAGTGCTGCTGTTAAGCGCGGTAAGCGCGTGGACTACAGACGACATTACTTCTTCTTACCCTTAATACGGGCTGCTAGAGCCTTATCCTTCTTGATGTCTTCCTTCTTGGAAGGCTTCTTAGCGTCCATCTTCTTGTCAGCAGCTTCAAACTTCTTCTTTTGTGCTGGAGTCATGCCCTTTTCAAGCTTCTTGTCTTGCTTTTCATCGGCTTTTGAGTTAATCCATGGTGGCATCTTCTTGCCAGATTTCTTTTTTTCCATTATTTCTTTCCTTTTGCTTTAGTCATTGAGTGTTTTGTACGAACTGTAAGGCTCTGCTTACGCTTCATAGCAGGGTTTTTTGAGGTCTTGCACGCTGGGCAGACTCCGCATGAACAGGCTTTAGCCATTGTTTTCTTCTTTCTTACCGCAACCGCAGTTGCCACATGGACAATCAGACATTATTTTACTCCGTAATTTGAAGAGGCATTCTTAGCTTTTACCACTTTAGGCTTAGCAACCTTGCCCTTATTATGTGGTTTTATTGTAGCAGGTGCCTCAGCATTTTTTCTAGGTCTACTGTTTCTACTTTTCTTAATTTTAATTTCAGCCATTATTTCTTTTTTCCTTCGTTAGCTTTACGGATAGATGCAGCCTTCTTGCGTGCGTCCGCTTTAGATGATGCTCCCCAGGCCTGTAAGGACAGTAGGAGGCGTGTAGGCTCTCCGTTGGGTTTGTGCTCAGGTCCAGGGTTACCGGCCATTCTAGATAGGAATGCAGCCCTTCTAGGGTTGTTTCCTGACTTGACTGGGGCCTTCAAATTTGAGCCTGGATTCTCACGTTCGTAAGACTTACGGCCCTTTTCATTTAGGCCACCCTTTGGGTTCTTTCCCTCTTTACGAGACCATGCCGCTGATTTAGCCATTATTTCTTTCCTGCTCTCCGCTTATTTTCTTTAGCGGTATTCTTTCCATGCTTCATAGGCTGTAGGTTAGACTTACGGTCATCAGCATGTTTGTTGTTTTTGTGGTCAACGTCAGTTCCTCTAGGGAGCTTACCGTTCTTTTCTTCGTACTCGGCACGAGCCTTATTCTTGCTCGTAGTGTGCCATTTACCATCTTTGCCCTTAGTCTTATAGACATAGATAGGACGGCCTCCATTGGCCGCTGAGCCCTTATACGGGCCAAATTTCTTAGTCTCTGCCACTATCTGTGCCTCGCTGTCTTTTTAGCAATCTTCTTAGGTTGAGCCACAAACTGCTCACCCTTTTTGTTTCCTTTAGCCTTAGCTCTGTTAGTGGCTTTTTTCTCAGCAGGAGTCAGGTCTTCCCAGGCCTTCTTAGGAAGGTAGCGTTTTTTACCCTTAGACGGTTTTCCGTCTGAGGTTCCCCACTCTTCCTTAGTCCACTTGTCTAACGACCTTTGGGACTTTGCTTTAGCCATTAGTTCTTGTAGCCTCCGCCAGCCTTCTTGTACTCAGCCGCTAGTAGTTGTGCCTTACGAGCAGACCACTCACCTGGGTCTCCGCCCTTAGAGCCAGCCTTAATTCTGTTAAAAATTGTTTTACGTAATCCAGGCTTAGTGTAGTTGCCAGCCTCGTTAACCTTGGACTTACTTTTTTTTGCTGCCATTTTTAGTCCTCTTTTGTGGGTGCTTGTCATGCCAATCACGGGTTGCTTTAATACCCTGTTTTACGGTTTTAGAGCCAGCAACTTTTGTTAAGTCCATTTTATCGTATTTGCCCTTTTTAGTCCCTGTATGGTCAACTATAATGTCGCCCTTTTTACCAATTCCTTTATCAGACTTCTTCTTAGTGACAACGTGGCCTATGCCATCTTTTGTACGAACCCTAGCCATTGTTTACCTTCTTAACTAATTTCTTTTTTTTGGTGTGCTTTTCCCACTTTTTTGCCATTTCCGGCTTATTAGCGTACATCCATGCACGTTGGGCTTGAGATAAAAAAGGCATATTACCAGCTAGTTAACGCAGTGCGCTTCCAGGTATTGGTTGCAACACAAACATATAAGAATCCTGAAGCGTAGGCTACTTGGCCTGCTACTCCGGTAGAGGTAGCGGTTGTGGGCACTGTTACCCAAGGACCAACCTTAGTATCAAGATAATCTAGGGCGGTGTTTAGGGTTGTACCCCAAGCGGTTTGTCCTACTGTAGGTTTAACAAGTGCCATTATTACTCTCCGTAACTGTCTGAGCCGTATGCACCATTGCCATAACCAATTGTTCTAGGGTCTGGCTTTGATAGAGATGCATAGGTTTGGAATTGTGGGTCATTAACAAGTTCATCTGGGTTTAGTTGGTTGCAGTCAATTGTAAGAACTGCGTAGTTGTAGCCAAATGAACCACGAGGCAAAACACGCGTTGGAACAAATACTTCGCCTCTATATATAATTCTATCTTTAATATGGTTGTTTGAATCGGTAATTAAAGAAGGTAAAAGACGCTGGGCATCTCCAATATTGATAACCAATCTCAAGGTGTCGGTAACGTAGAAACCACGTTGGTTCATAATATTAGTACCACGAACAAACTGTGCCATAACTGCAGGCATCTTAAATGGCAGCATCCATCGTCTACCTTTGTCAGGCTCAGAAGATGAAACATCGTAGATAGGGTCTACAATACTGGTGTAGTTTCCTTCAAGGTAGTACTCTTGCCATCTAAACCAGTCGACTTCAACACCAACAGTGCCACCAAGGTCTTCGGCAATACCTTCATACATAGACTTACTTTCGTAGTCTAAGTTGAATCTCCCTTGTAGTTTAGCGCCTCTCATTAAGCCCACGCACTAGAGTTGCTATCCATAGGAATAACTTTACAGAAAGAACCTACAGCAACAGACGCTGCGGTAACGCTTGGTGCTCCAGAATAGGAAGCTTCTATCCAAAAAGTTCCAGGAACAACGACTTTAAAAAAGCCTTTAGCTTTATAGTATCCACAAAAATAACCATTTTGGTCTGTTCCCTCTGAACGGGTAAGGTTTTTAGCAGTAAGAGTTCCTGAAGTAGCGGAGTATCTTAAGGCTGGAGTATTTGATATTGCAGTAAAAGCCTGAGCATCAAATACATAGGATGCGGATGTAGTGCGTTTGTATAATTCCTCAGAAAAACTAACTAGGCTTACAGTAGCGCCACCTAGTATTCCAAAAGTCATAGAAATGTTGTTAGCTCCTGAGCTAGACTTTTTAAACAAAATTAAAGTTTCAAACTCATATAGACCAGTATCCAGTGTAATTGATGTGCCTGCAAATGCCGGAGAAGGACTAGCTAAATAACCAATGCTATAGTCAGCAGTAGACAACGAAACATAATACGGAGTAGAAACAATTGCCGGTTTGCTACTGACGTTCGCATTAGTTACAAAGAAGTTACCATTATATTCAACAGCACCTGATGCAGGCGAGGAAACTAATGTACCGGAAGTTAGTTTAAGTGGGGGGTTAGTACCTGCGGAACCTGCAATAGTCAACTTGGTGAGTGTTCCTACCGAAGTTAAACTTGAAGAAGTTGAAGTACTGGTAAGCATTGCTCCACCGCTAGCCGGGATAGTCGTACCGTTTACAGTAGTAACGTTAGGCAATGAAGTGATGCCAGTTGGTAGGGAAGTAGCACCAGTAGTTACTAAAGTTGAACTAGAAGGAATAGTAGTTCCATTAATAGTTCCAATAGTCATATTACCTAGCGTATTACTAACTAGGATTCCATATAAACCAGCTTCAATATTCTTAAGACGAGCAGCTAGACCATCATTGGAATACCAGTTAGTTATAGAGGTACCAAAAGTACCAGTTCCCCAAGTACTAGTAGTAACACCAATACCGCCAGCACCAGTTGTAAACCCGCCTAATTGGCGTTCAATTTCAGTAATTTCTGTATATGCGGTATTAACATCCTCAGCAATAACCTTATCAATGTTATTTCGCTTAAATGTAAACGACTTAATGCTTGTTGGATAAGCCATTATAATCTCCTAAAGTCTTCTCTTTTATTGTAAAGGTTTATTTAGCCCAGTAGAGCCTGAACTTCTTCTTCTGTTAGACCTAGGGCTTGTAGTTTAGCCAAAGCGGATTGTCTAGTTGCTAATGCTTCTGCTTCTTGTTGGGCGGCTTGTTCTCTTGCCGCTAATTCTTCAGAGGTTTCATCTCTTTCAACAATTTCTCCAGTTTCGCAATTTACTTCAATTATTCTTTCCATTAATTAACTCCATAAAGGTATGCGGTTCCAGTAGCACAAGTAAAACTTCCAGCACAAGCCGTAAAAGTTATTTGATTAATTGCAGCACTTGTTGATGCGACTCCCCATCTTGAAGATGCTGACGATGCACCTGTTCCACCTGAAATCCACATAGTAGGTCTTGTTTGAGCATAATTTGGTATTTCTACTGTCATTAAATCTCCTACTGTTGGTGCTCCAGAACTTAATACAATTGATGTTCCAGCGGTGGTAACAGTTGCTGTTGTTGAACCTGTACTGTAGATTGTGCTTGATATTGTAGCAGCACTATTGACAGTCATCTGTATAGCCCCGCTGAGTGACCCAGTGGCTGTAAATGTTATTTGTACAACAAGTTTTTTGTAAGTTCCTGGAATTGAAGTAAATGAAGGTGCTGCTCCAGAGAAAGCAACAGAGTTACCTGATGGAAGTAGTGTATACCCTATGTTTGTCCAGGTAGGTGCGGAAGTAGCGTTAGAGGTCAATACTTGACCAGCAGTGCCAGCAGCAGTTTGAGCCAAAGCAGTTGAAGAAGCACCGTATGCGACACCGTATTGCGTAAATGACGTTTGACCAGTGCCACCATAACCAGCAGCAATAGCAGTGCCATTCCAAGTACCCGCAGTAATAGTTCCAACGCTTGCTAGTGAAGACGCAGTAGTTAATCCAGAAGCAGTTGTAATTCCAGAGGCTAAAGATGAGCCTGTGAGAGAACCCGCAGGAGCAGAGGCTACAAGAGTTCCAAGTATTGTAGTAGTGCTTCCAGAAGACCCAATTCTTATAGTATTGGTACCAGTAACAGAACCAGAAAAATAACCGATGTCGATTGTAGACGTTCCAGGTAACGTAGCACCGCCACCAATAGAAGTAGTAGAAGTACCGACAACTGAATAGTAGTTGTTTAAATTAACAGTTGAAGTGACACCTGTTGATACTGCGGTTGCCCCCGCTGCCCCAGAAATGTATACACTTTTGCTAGTGCCTAAACTACTTTGACTTTGCCCTAAAGTGACAGAAGTGGCTGCTGAACCTACTGACACAGTATTTGCAGTTGTTCCACCAATAGTTATAGTTCCAGGGGCTGAAGAACCAGAAGTTCCAGAGTCAATAGTGATAGCACCAGATGCGGCAGCCGAATTTCCAGATTTTATTGAAATTGCACCAGTTGTACCAGAAGTCGTTGTAGCACCTGTAATAATGCTAATTGCACCAGAAGCCGCAGAAGTAGTTGCCGCACTATTAAGTGCAATGTCTGTTGTTCCAGTTCCCCCAGTAATAGTACTAGCAGTTATTGTACGCCCAGTAGCATCTAAATCAGTTAATATCTTTTTAGTCATTTATTATCCAATAATTACGTATTGGTACCCATTCAAAGAAACACCAAATGGAGTAAAGGTAGTAATCCCGCTGGCTGTAGAAACGTCTACTTCTACTTGAACACCGCTTGAATCAAAAACTTGAGCGATTACTAATCCCCAACCATGGTTTACAGTAACGGCAGTACCGACAGCAGGACTTCCGCTAAATGTACCAGTTGCTTTACGTCCTGAAGTAGTAGTTACAGCAGCAGCATAAGTAGTAACAGTAGTAGTTCCAGTAGCAAGGGCAGTAAATGGAACTGCTGCATAAGTAGTTGCAGTTACACGACCATAAGTATCCACAGTATGTGACTGTACAACAGTTCCAGAACCAGCGGTACCAGTTGTAGTTGGGCTAACAGACGCAAGGTCAATATTATCTGCGTTTACAACGATACGACTAGTACTAGCAGTACCAACATCAATTTGGTTAGGGTTAGTTCCGTTAGTAACAAGACCCGCACCAGCAAGAGTATTTGCTGCTCCAGAGAACTGTGACCAAGAGATTACCGAAGTACCAACAGTAACAACTACTAAAGTCTGAACAAATCCATTACCACCATTTGCAGTACCAGCAATAACGTAAACAAGGTCACCCTGACTAAGTTCTGGAACTTGGTCGCTGTCAGTAGCACGAGTAAAGACAAATGAAGTAGTAGTTCCAACAGTACCTACGGTAGTAACTGTATAAATACCATTTTGTAAGTTTGAGGTTGTTCCACCTTGGTTCTTAATAAGAATACGGTCACCAACAACTAGTGACTGACCATCAACTGTGATAGCGGTCCAGTTAGTGGACGTAGCAATAGTCAGAGTTGCACCAACACCAGTAGTGTTGTTGTTGTAAGTTGTGGTAATTGTTCCACCGACAAGGTTTCCAGTAGTACCTAGGGCACCAGTAGTTGCATAAGCAACAGCATCGTGAGCGTTAATGCCAGAAGCAATTCCATCAACGTATGACTTGTTTGCGGCGTCATATGGGTTAGATGGGGTCTTAAGACCAGTAATCTTGTAGCCAGTGATACCATCGGTACTGCTCAAATCAATGGCACCAGTCATGGTTCCACCAGTCTTTGGCAAAGCAGCATTTGCTAGGTCATAGGCTGCCTTAACAGCAGTGGCAGAGGCACCAGTAGTAGAACTTGTGGTACTAGTGCTATCAGTAAGTGCGTTACCTACCTGAACCCAAGCAGTTCCATTAAAGATATAAAGAGCACCAAGATAGGATGAAATTTGACCCTGCACAGCAGTACCACTGCCTGAGGGAAGAGTAGTTCCAGTAGGTGTTGAACCCCACGCTTGAATCTTAGCGTTAAGCAGAACATTTGTATTAAGGTTAATGTCCGTTAAATAGGATTTTGCCATTGTTTTTCCTTAGGATAGGTAAGCAGTTCCGTACACTGCTTGAGAAAAAGTAAGAGTTAGGGAGTTACTATTAGTGTACGAAATTTGCCCAAAGTATTCAGTGCCAACAGAATCTGAAACAGTTACGTTAGGGTTAAACCCTAGATTATGAGCAATAATCCAAGTAGTTCTAGCATCTACTGGAGTATAAGTAAATGATTGTCCTGAAGGACCTTGCGGTCCTGTAGCACCAGTAGCACCTGTTGGTCCAGCAGGGCCACGTTGTCCAGGAACACCTGGAAGCAGTGTAATATCAATTACCTGATTAGCTTCCTCATTTGGATTTCCAAAATCTAAATCAGTATAACCAGGAGGCGGAGTAACCACTTCTTCAGTATATTGCTGAAGAAGTGCTATATCTTTTTCTGGTAATGGTAGGGGAGACATTAAATAATCACCGTGCTAGAACGAGCAGTAAAGAAGTTACCGCCCTTAATTTCAATGATATTACCACTAAAGTCATCTACTGTAGAAAGTGACCAGTAAGAACGTTCAGCTAAGCGTAGAGTCTGGTCTTTAGTTAACGAGAATGTAAATGTATATCCCTTAGAAGCGTTTGTTTCAACTTGACCAGTCAATCCAGTTAATGACAAAGCAGTTGTGGCAGTTCCAGTAACTGTAAAGGTTGTGTTTGCTGGATTAGCACTTAAAATTGTGTATGCGTTATCTACCGTGCTGTCTACACCAGTAATAACAACTAAGTTACCTGTGCTCAAACCATGGGCGGCACTAGTAGTAATAGTGATGGTTGTGCTTCCTGAAGTTCTAGACGCAGAAGTAATAGTGTCAATACCAGGAGCATCTACAGAAAGAGTAAAGTTTTGTATTGCGAGAACAGAACCACGTTGATTAAGTAGTTTTGCTGTAAATGATTTTCCAGCAAAGTTGTCTGTAACATCTAGTGAAGTGCTAAATGAACGGCCTTGGTAAGCAGTAAGTTCTCCGGCATCAGTAGGCCAAGCAACGGGCTTATCACCGTATGTAGGGGCCGGAACGTCTGACCTCTGAGGGTATGAGCGGTCATCTACTTCTTGTGGCTTATACACTGGTACGTATCTACCAGTTGCCTTAGAAATACGCTTAAGGTTAAATACATCAATCTTGTATAGGCCAACACCTAAATGTACACAAAGTTCACGGTATTGCTGCTGTCTAGTTTGAACCATTTCCATAAGCTGACGAAACCGCTCTGCACGTGGAATAGTGACGCCATCTGGAGCCTGAATGTCAATATCAAAGGCAGCATCAGTGGCTAGAGTATATAGGGCAATAGTAGTAGCATAAATAGCTACTGGGTATTCTTCAATAAAAGGAAGATTAGTAATTCCATCTTTACGACCCAAAGAGTCAACATGACCAGCAGTATGTTGAGCAAGAGCATCATTAACAATAGTAGTTAGCTCGGCACCAGTAAAGTATCTGTAATAGCTTCCGCTAACAGTAACTTCAGTCATATCGGCTAATACGCTTGCGGTAACTAAAATACCTGTAGATTCTTCGATATAACTAGTGCTAGTAATATCAGTATTGCCCGAGTATACAACAACAGTAGTTGCATCTAGAGGGGCGTAGTGTAATTTAAATCTGTTTGTTGTACCATCCGCAACAAATTTAGTTACGAAGGATTTTCCAATGTCACCAAGTTCGAGGCGAACTCTGTCAACAAGGCTAGAAGTGGTAGCCATTAATCCTCCAAAGTCTTATATAACTATGTTCTCTTAAAATACCATAAAATGCATGGTAAAAAGTCCGCCCTGCTGGTGAGGAGGGCGGGGACCAGCAGGACGGACAGCTTTTGGGGGCGTACTACTGACGCCAGACGTAACCAAGTTGCTCTAGGTGTTGTGCAAGAGCGCGGGGAACAGAGTAACGAACTCCAGCCTTAAAGGTGAAGTTTTGTGGTGCTCCATTAATTACACCAAAAGTCATATCTTCTATGTCATGGTGTGTACGGATAACAACCTTGTCGTTATTTACTGATACTCCAACTTCTTCAATTTCATCAATTAAAAGAGGTTGACTTGGATTCTTTGGGTCAAAAATGTCATTCTCAAGGCTAACAGCCTCTACTTTACGTGAGATTGACATTTCTTCTTGGCGAGCTTGTATCTCTGCCGCGTTACGCTTTGCAGCTTCTTCAGCTGCACGTCCAGTTGCGTCCTGTGGACTAGTGGGTTTATTTGCCACGATATTTATTCTCCTTGTTTTAGTTTATTGTTTGTGTTGGGGAGGCCCTTTTGGGGCCCCCCCTCGACGAGAGGTTTGGCTATTAGTTGGTGTAAACCTTGTTGATAGCCTGGTCTGTAATGATACCTAGACCCCAGATGGCGTACCATGCTAGTGCGTGCTCACGACCGAAGTCTAGAACACCACCATCACGAAGCTCAACTGGAAGTGCAATGGCGTGACCGAATGCGTTGTCACCAATCATGATTGATTCGTAGACATCAGCAGTGTTACCAGTTGCAGCAGATAGGTAACCCTTTTCAGCAGTGTAATCAGCTGATAGTGGGTTTCCACCTGAACCTGGGTTGGTGTTAGCCTTTACAGGGTAAGTGTACTGGTCAGCCAAAGCGCCAACTAGGCCAGTAGTAGTGTAACCAGCCTGGTTTGCAGCCAACTTCTTCACCTGAGTGGTCTCGATGAATACGACGTCATATAGACGACCGATTTCACCTAGCATGAAGTTACCTGGAGCAGCGTACTTGGTTACTTCGATGAACTCTGGGTTCGAGCGAAGGTCACGAGACTGCTTAGGGTGGATGAACTGGACGTAAGTCTCACCAATTCTTGGGATGTTCTTAGACGCAAGCACAAGTGCTGAGTCCTTGATAGCACCAGTGGTCAACTTGTGGTTACCATCTAGGTCACCAATTGCGGTACCAACGGTACCTTCTGCATAGGTGTTGAAGGTGGTAGATGAAGTTAGACCTGAACGGTCGTAACCGAAGGTTGCTGAGGTAGCAGCCGACAGTGTGTCACGAGCCTGTACGTCTAGGTACTGTGCCATGTGGCGACCAAGCAAACGTGAAGCAGAAGCCATGATGTCGTCGAACGAAGCGTTCAGTAGCAGTTCTGAAACTGCAACTGCATAGCCGTGCTCAGCAACGGTGATAGCAATCTGCTCTGCGGTTAGAGCGTTAGTTGTCATACGGACACCTTCAGTCAGTGGAGTTGCGTCCACTGTGAAGTTCTTGTAACGAAGGAAGTTAACACGAAGACCAGGTGAAACACCTAGTTCTGTCTTCTTAACTGCAAACTGCTCAAAGCGAAGAATAGGCATCGCCTGGAACAGAATTTCCTTCGACCAGATGGTTTGGATAGCCTGCGAAAGCTGACTATTTGAACCTGAATATGCGGTAGGCGCGCCAGCTAAGGCAGCGGTACCGGTAACAGCAGAACCTGCCATTTTTTGCTCCTTTCAGAAGCGGTCGTTAGATTATTGTTTTAGGGGTGTTGCGGATTATATGGTTGTTATGAAACATTTATAACAACGCATAACTTCCATATTTATCCAAAGAGCCCTTGTCCACTGTTTTTACCTGAGCCAAGAAGCTTGGCTCTATTCTTCGCATAGTCTGCCATTGACATGTTATTAATGTCGTTAGGTGAATACGTACGTGAGTCCGAGTCGTTGTCGAGGGGTCCGGAGGCCGGGCTCGTAATACGAGTTCCAGCCATTTCCTTGCGGCTCTGCTGTGCAACTTGCGCAACAGAATCGAAGATTTTCGCAGAGCGTTCTTTGAGACCAAGGATGCTCTGCTCGATTTCATCCTTAGAATTACCAGAAATTAGGTCAACTAGTTCTGGAATAATACTGTCACGTTCTACTTCAAGACGCTGTTGGCGATAAGCCGATAGCTCCTGAAACTCACGTTCACGTTCAAGAAGGGCAAAGGCTCTTTCACGCTCTTGGCGTTCTGAATCTAACTTTGTTGACCATTCTTGTTCTTTTTTAGCAAGTAGGTCACGAACTTCAAGTTCTGATTCTTCTTGCTTCTTACGTTCAGCCGCACGCTCAGACTCACGAGTCTGACGTTTTGCTGCACGGTCAGCCTCTAGGGCTGCACGTTCGTCACGTTCCTTCTTAAGAAACGCAAGCTCCTCCTGCAGTTTTTCTACCTGTGGGTATAGCTTTGCCTTTTCCTGAGCACGAGCCTTCGCAATATCGTCGACTGTGAACTGGTTTTGCAATGCTACCTCTTCAGTAAAATCTGCATTAGTGGTTAATTCAGTAGTATCTACTACTTCTGTATTTTCATCCATTATTATTCTCTTTTCATTCTCTTGGTCGTTTTCCGTATTAGTGCCACATGACCTTGTCAGTTGTGTGTATTAAGTAACATCATAAGTATATTTTGTTACCTAATTAAATAATGCCTTAAAGTAAAGCATTAATCTTTGTCAACTGTTCTGCGTGTTGGAATTTGTGTCCCATACGCTCCAGCTACCAAAGAATTCCTTATTTCATCTTCACCCTGCAGTTGCTCTTGAGCTACTGCTTGGTCTGCCTCTGCAGCTATTCCTGAACCTTGTGGGCCCAGTTGTCCATCGCCCATCACATCTCCATTGCCCATCATTAGTGGGTCCATAGGAGTAGCAGTACCGTCAGGTCCTACCATCATTCCCGTTAGGTCCATTAGTTGCTTAGAGATTTGAGCACGTACAAGGTTAAGGGAACCCTCAGACTTAGCGTCCTCAATAAGCTCTTGACGAATTTCTTGCAGCTTCTCTTCAGGGAATTCTTCTCCAAGAGAACGCAAAGCACCCTCTTTAGATTCAAGACCCATAGACATTTTCTGCTGAAGTTCGTTCAACATAACAATCTTATCTAGAGGTAGAGGTGGCTCAAAGTGTACGTGGTTACTATACGTAATTGGGTCATTAGGGTCTAGCTGTGGAAGCTGACCTTCTTTAATTGGCCCATCCTCATTAGGATTGTAAACCATAGTTTCTGGTTCTTTAATTGCAAGGTTAAGAATAACTAACTCATTAATCTTTTCAATTCCCTTGCCATATTGAGTAGACTTTTGAGAAAAACGGTTCATTAAAGGTTGGAACTGGATAGAAAGCGCAACACCAGAGGTATTAGAGATAGGCTGAGCTTGTCCAAGTGCAGACTCTGGGATGTTCATCATTTCGTGCATAGAACGCTTTAAAGTCTCTAGGTACTGTAGAGCACCTTGAATACCTGCACCGCCACCTTCAAGGTTGAATACCTGAGCGTCTTTAGGTAGACCACCCCACACCTTCTTTGCACCCTTTTCAAGGTTAGAAGCCTTAGCACCAACGATAACTGTAACAGGGGCAGCGTGATAGTTGATGATGTCTGCAATGTCTGTAGAAATCTCATTATATGCGCGGTTGATAGTAATAATATCATGAGCATCTGACAATCCCCATGGAGAACCGGATACCGGAATGTTAGGAATATGTACAACAGGAATCAAACCTAGTGGGTTTGGACGAGAGTCAATTAGCTCATCATTAACGTATTCTTCAATAACGTCATCTGTAAGAATTTCAGTGTAGGTAAAGACTTGACGGGTACCTTCTAGGGATGTTCCCCAAAAACGGTACTTCTGTTTAAATCTAAGAAGTCTTTCGCGGTCATGGGGGTGAAATTCAGGAAAACAGAAGGCTGGGTTTAATGGGAGGATACGAACACGTCCAGGGTGCATACGACCAATGGTGTCTTCCCAAGCCTCTTCGTAGGCAACCTTTACAAAACAGTCACCAGTAATTCCACCAGTTTGAGCCATTTCAAATAGAATACGTTGTTTGCTGTTATCTACTTCCCAGACACGTTCTAAACGGTCAGGAATAATGGCTTCAGTAACTTTAGGGCTACGGAAGTGAACTCCGTTACCAAAAGTAAATCTAGCTAGGTAATCAATGAAGGCACGGTAATAGTTTACCGAAATTTGCATTTCGCCTTGTTCGCGGCGGTAACCCCAGTGGTGACCAAGATACATGGCCCAGTTAAGGGAATAACGGTTTAGACGAGGACCGTGAACCTCAAATTCTTCATCAGCAAGTTCTACAAGACCCAGCGGGGAAATACTGATGGTAAGGTCAGAAGATGACGCCCTATAGCTTGGAGGAGAAAAGTCTAAGAATGACACTACTTATCGTCCTTGTCTTTACCCCGGTTGTGTGCCAGGATTTCTCTGCGATGCTCTATAACTCTCTTCATTAGAGACTTACGTTCTGCAAGTTTTTCACTATCCTCATATCTTCCGCCAAGTTCTAAGTAACGTTGATGAACCCAGTGACTTGCGCCAGGAGAAGGATAAATACGGTATTTAGCCTTAGCCTGGCCTACGACCATAGCATAAAGCTTTTCGTTCAAAGGAACGTCTGCCATAATTCTCCTCTAGTTGAAGGTACCCCACCTGTTAGGGTGGGGGTCCATCAAATCCCTAATTAGTCATTAACAACTGTTGGATTAAGACGCATTGTACGTCCACCCGAAACCAACTTGGTCTCAATGATTTGCTCAGCGTTGTTCGAGAATGAACCGTGTGCAAATTCACCAAGGAAAGTCGGAGCTTCAATCCATGCACAAGAACCTACGTGAGCACGTTCTTGCATGGTTTCTTCGGCTGTCTTCTGCCATACTGGTGCATTTCTGTTTGGTCGACCTGGAGCGGCTGCAAAGCCACTCATAATGCCTACCTGGAAGTCGTTTGGAACATCAGTATCGGTTGCGATACCCTCTTCGAAACGTAGAGGACCACGACGCTCAAGGTTACCGGAACCCTTCATTTCGTAGCTCTGTGGTGCGCGTTCTGGGAACTGTGGTTGTGGGGAAAGGCCCATGATAACTCCTTAAAAGTTAGATTGGAAAGAAACTAGTATTTCCAATATCTAGTTTGGCTGTTTTATTTAAATATTTCATAGTCAACTCGGATTTTTAATAAAAAGATGAATTAGAGACTTCAACCTCTGGCATAACTAGTGACTGGGTTAGAGAACACGCAATTGCCAAAGAGTCTACGAAGTCATCGTGAGCATACGATTCTGCCGGAGCTTCAACTATGAAGTTTGGTCCTTTGTATTTTATTTCAGCATCTGTCATTTGCTGTATAAAACGTTTATGTACTCTTAGTCTACGTGTTTTTGCATGATTTGGGTAGCTAAGTGACTTCCTTTGAATTAAAGCTTGTAGATGTTTAAAGCGCTTTGATTGCTCTGATTGAGAGGAGGTTAATGGAAATACATCAGAACGCCCTAATAGTAACTTAAGACGTTGGGCTACTGCGTCACCGACACCATTTGCATCAACTCCAATAGCAAGTACATCGTAGTTAGATAAGAAGTTAACTATTTGGAAGTATTGTTCTTCCCAGTCATCGCCTTGTATTTCCAGCCAGTTGAGGACTCGATGGTCAAAATAGCCAAACTCATCGGGACGGTCCCAGTCAACCCAGACAACTGTAACAACAGTGGAGTCCATTTTTCTAGCAGGGTCGATTCCAACAACAACAGGGGTCTTGTGCCATACTTTGACGAGCTCTTGAGACGTGTCACCCAGTTCATCCAGTAGTGAAGTTGTAACAAACATGCCTCGTTCAAGTAGCCATTTGCAGTTGTACGACATTTGGAACTCATCAGAGTCTTCTCCAATTCTTAGCATCTCTTGCTTAATGAACGTTTTATAGTTTGTGTTGACTTTAGAGACATCCCGCCAGTCCCACTGAAAGTGGCTCTGTCTACGTCCTCGTTCAGTCTGTAGTCTTTTGTTTAGTTGAATAGCTTTATAGAAGTTATTTTTACTAGTAGTTGGTGTGCCTGTCTTTACCATAATACCAGCATAATAAGCCAGCATAGGGGCAATAGATTTAGATACTACAAAATCATCGGCTTCCTGGCACTCATCAATAACAATGAGATGAAAGGACTTAGACTCAATCTTTGCACGGGGGTTAGCAGTCATCATTGTTATGCTACTGCCTGAATTCTTAAGGCGAACCATTCTAGTTACACCACCAATTTTAGCAGCTTGGTCGTCAATCTCAGGGTCGCCAAGAAGCTCTTGAGCATGTTCAGAGGTTAGGCGGCTAACTGTACGGCCAAACAAAGTTTCTGCCTGTCCTTCTGTAGGGGCAAACAATCCCACCCAAATACCATTTTTATATTTATCTAAAAGTTCTGGATATAAAACAGAAAGCTTAGGGAGCAGTACCATTAGTGTAGCTACTGTGTTAGCAATAGTTTCAGATTTTCCTGACTGACGAGAAGCTAGTGCAGTGATTTCGTCACCTTTACCAATCAATACTGCTTCAATAATCCTTTTAGCCAAGGGCTGCTGATAGGCATGAAGGGGATGGCCAACTAGGCCTTCCATAAAAAGCATAATCTTGTCAATTAATCGGTCAATGAAGTCTTGAGAAAAGACATCCTCTTCCTCGTCGTCTTCTTCCTCTTCCTCTTCAAACTCAGAATTTCTGTAATACTTTGGGTCAATTTCCTCGAACTGAGGTGTCTCTTCCTCTGGTTCTAAATCCCAGGCAGAAGTGTCAACCTTTTCATAGTTATTAAACTCTTCATACTCTTCTTCTTCGGAATTCATTAAGCCCTCTTTTGTAGTTCTTTAATAATAGCTACTAGAGCATCTGCGCCCATAAGGGCCTCTTCAAGAGCAAACTCACTATTATCACGCTGGTAATGGGTAATCTCTTTACCTATAACATACAGGGCATTTTCAGCCCACATAATTAAATCAGGCGTCCCAATCCCAGATACCCTTTTCTCCAGTTTTGTGGGCTGCCGGGGTCCATCCCTCTTCAAAATCTTCATCAGTTAGTATCCGTCCTTGTATCGCGTTATTTAATGCCGACTCTTCGTCATGTTGTTGTCCAGTCCATTTACCAAAGACTACTGCCCTGTGAAAGGGTAGCCTAAAAATTAACGGCGTTGATGTTCTAAATGGATACTTGATTTCTTGCGTCCATCCTCTTACTACTAGTTTATACCCCCATTTTACAGGAAAGTCTATAAACTGTACAAATCTTTTATTTCCGATGTCGTGTGTCCGTGGCATGTATTCCTTATGGTGTTTTTGGTTTTCCTGCGTTTCTATTTGGATTGTACCCATTTTTTTTAGCTGCTGCATTTAAATTGCGTTTACGCTTAGCCCTAGTGTTCTGTCCAGAACCAGAGGTTTCTCTACCTTTGTAAGTGTACGCTTTACCAGTAGCAGGATTTACTCTAGCAGAACGTTCTCTATTATAAATCTGAACTGTTCTAGCTGCTTTATATAAAAACTCTTGAGCAGTTTGGCTTAGTGCTGACATATCTGCAGGGCCATGTTTATAAGACAGTAGTTTACCATCTATAGCTTGACCCCCATTTTTAGTTTTACGGTTAAGCATTGGGCCTTTTGAAAAAGAGTCATGAAACTCAATCCATACAGAAGGTGGTACATCATAATAATTATAGAACGTTCCGTCGCGAAACACAACCGTAAGTACACCGTTATCTTTATCTGAGTTGTAATCGTAACCTGCGGCTACTGTCCGGGGGCGTTTCCAGTTTGTTGTTGAAGTTGGCAAGTCGTATAAAGCTGACGGTGCTACTGCCGTACCTTTAAATGTCCAACCAGTTTTTTTCCCCTGAGTTCTTTCGGAAGATTCGTAGTCTCGACCTAAATACCAATCTGCAGTAAGACCCGCTTCATAGTATTCATCAGAAAACTCTTTAAATTCTTTTAATTCTACTTGGTTTTTATAACGAGTATTATTAACGTTAAAAATAGCTTCTTGAATTGCAGCTTTTCTAGAAGCTGTAGTTGATGAGTCTAAACCTCCAAGAAAACCACGTTCATCGTATGTTTCTCCAAGAAGGTCTGCTGCTGTGCGAAGGACATCCACATCTGCAACCGGAGACTCTGAGATTTGGCGCATAGTTCTATCACTAGCACCAAGTTGTTTACCTACTGGGTCAGATGCTTGAACGCCTGAACTCCCCAAGGCAAATTGGCCTAGGTTACTAGAGTTCAGGCGCTCAGCCATTACTTAATCCTTTTAGCTATTAGCTAGCTGCAGCCCAAGGAGTTACTGTGATTGTAGTACCTAGTGCAATGCTGTCTGCAAGAGCAGCAACTGACTGAGTCTTTACAGTGCCAACAGCACCAACTACAGTACCAGTGCCTGAGGTAAGGACAGTACTTGCAGTTGAGGTGAACTTAACTACGTTAGTGCTTGAGTTACCAGTCACAGTCCAAGTACCGTCAACGGTTCCTGTAGATGAAACGGTAATCTTAGTACCTACTGGATAAGCAGCTACTGCACCGGTTGCGGTGATAGATACTTCATATGAACCAGCAGTACGTGTTACAAGAGTGATGCTCTTACCAGCGTTAGCTGCAGCAGATGCAGTTGTGATGTCTGCTGCTACGTAACCAGCGTCCTTAAGTGCATCCAAAGCCAAAGCAGTGGTTAGACCTAGAACGTTAGGTACAACGATGAATGGGGTTCCTGAAACGTACTCACCATCGGTGTTTGGCTCGTATAGTGGGTAGCCGTTCCATGCGGTTTCTGCGATAACGTGGTTATCTAGAGCGTAGTCTAGACGACCCGCTACTGTGTCTGGGCGTACATCGTTTGGCTGTAGAGGAAAGTTTCCCCATACGAAGTCAACGACTACGTTTCCTGCTGAATCTAGCAGGTGTCCGTTATTATTTATTGCCATTTTTATTCTTCTTCCTGATTGCAATCATGGTTAGTTAGTTCATCCTCGTAAAGTATGTCAGTGCAATATTTACAACGAAACATGCGTACATCGTCTAATGCTTCGTGTAAGGAGTCCGAATCTAAAAAGTCATCTTCCGCCCGGGGATTCTGCGCGAAAATCTCAGGAGGGAATGGTCCACGAGGACTTGAGTAGCCACTAGGGACGGCATGTCCCTGAATAGCAAACTTTCGAATGATAGGCATTTACCCAACCTTCTTTAAGTCTAATACTAGAGTGCAGCATTTTAACATATTTTTCAGCCTAAATTTAAACAATCTGAGTAGTAGGGTGGTTTTTCCCTGGAGGTGGAGTTACGGTATTTCCTCTTCCACCTCTAGAGACATAAAGCTTAGTAACTGGAATTTCAGCCATGTCTTTTGTAGAAACTCTAAGAGGTCTAATTGCTGCAAGTATGTGGTTACTTGGGTTAAAAGCTTGTTGACGAGATAGCGCACCATTGTATTCTACCGCGTGGCTCTTCCAATCATCTAGTTGAGGACCACTTCTAGGCCTTGTTCCTGGTCTACCAACTCCTTGCGGTGCTGTTGCGTTTGGAGCTAAAACTATTTTATTGGTTTTGGAATCTCTAACGTAAACAGAGGCTTCACGTAGTCTAGGATTTTCAGCAAATACATTTTCTCCTCTATTCCATTCAAATTTTCCAGTGTGCTTTCCAGCTGCATTTTTAATAGGGTTTCCAAGCTGGCGGACTGATGTGACTGGTGCATGACCTATAACAGGGCCAACTGATGGGGTTGCACCCAAACGTTCCATATCACGACTATGTCTAGCGTTAGCAACTTGTGTTGTTAATGCTGCTAATGGACGTGTTCTAAGAACTCTATCACGGTTTTCTGTCATTACCTGAGAAACAGATTTAGTAGGACCTTTGCCCGTCCATTTTAAAAATTGTTTAGGGCTCTTAATAAGAGATACGGAAGGTTTTCCTGCTAGCTTTCCTTTAGAGGCTGCAAGTGTATAGCCCTGAGTTTTAGGCGCACTAGCCATTTATACGTCCCTCAATATTATCGAAGCGTTTGTTTCCCTCATCAAGTCTAGCATCAATTTGCTCTAGCTTCTTTTCAACTCGATTTATTGCGTCTTTCATAGAAGAGCCGCCGTTTCGCTTCAATTCACCGTCAATACGGTTTAAGCGCTCCATAACACCTGGCACGGCGGAACGTCCAGGTGATGCCGGTTCCCCAGCCCAATCTCTCATAAAGGTGTCCCAGTTATCCATAAGAGCGTGTAAACGGACGCACACGGGCTTTAAAAGCCTCCAAAGCATTCCGAGTGCAGTCCCAAATGTTATGACGCCTGCAGCCCAATATAGGACGATTTGGTCCATATTACTTTATTCCTTTTTTTACTCGGTAGCCTCCACCAAAACCTTCTCCGGTAGGACGACCGGGGCCAGTCCACGAAATTTGTGAACTAAGCGCGGAATGTCCTACGGAGCCTTGCATTTTACTTAAAAAGAGTTAGAGGGTCTACTAGACGCTCAAATGGAAGCAAGTGTGCTTCTACGCCTTGATAGTTCTTTCCCATTGTTGCAACAGTCATGTGTAGATGTGCACCAGTAGACGCTGAACCTGAAGGGGTGTTCTTTCCACCACCAACTAATCCAAGAACAGTTTTGCCACCTTCAACCTTGTCACCTTTTTTAAGAGTGCTTGGTTTTGCTAAGTGAGCATAAAGCACCCAGTGTTTAGCGTCTTTTGAAGAGTGAACAATAAAGTTACCTAAAACATCAGACCAGTCAACTAACCCGACAGTTCCATCACAGATAGCATGGATTGGTGAGTTTTCTTTTGGTGCCCAGTCTTGTCCACGGTGTGGTCGCCCATTACGGTACGGAGCCAAGTTACCTAGTTCATCGCCTCTAAGTTTTTTATCAAATGGTTCATGATATACAATTTCAGACATTGTAGTCCTTTCAGGTAGTTACTTTTATTATCTCTTATTCATCGCGATTACGCAGTGGAAACGTAGCAATCCAAATAAGAAGAGTAATACCAATCAACTTACCTACAATGTCACGAGCAGAGCCTTCAAGAAGTACCCAACCAAGTCCTAGACCTAGAAGGGTCCAAGCCTGGTCAAGCAAGTCTCTAAACAAAGCCACTAGGAATTTCTGTATTTTTTTCATTATTTTCTCCTGTTTGTTCTATTAGAAGAGGATGAACCACCTGAAGCGGATGCTAGGGCGGCTGTTTGAGCAATTTGCCCAACAATTAGGGTAGTAACGACAAGTGTCTGAGCCATCTTACGGGCTTTAGGCGAAATGTCTGC